TGATAGCAGACGACATCAGAAAGCAAGCAGGCAACAAATATCGCAGTAGTGATTGGTGGACCAATTCACTAATGAATGAATTGAGAAATCAACAAAAACGAGATATTAATGAAGCAGATACTGGATTTATAAAACCAGGAGATTTAGTTTTCTTTTTGTATTCTGCAAAGTATCCACAGAGATATGAATACTGGGATAAACATCCTCTATCTTACATTATAGAAATTAGTTTTACAGAAGGTTGGTTTCTTGGAGCAAATCTGCACTATCTTAATCCACAGTATCGTGGAGGTGTCGCACAATCCTTTCTAAATAAAGAAGGAATTATAAATGCACCCAAGAAAACTTTACATAAATACCTCTTCTCTGGAGTGATGACTGAATTCTTTAAAGTGCCTGAAAAAGAATGGAGAGAAGTATCGTTGCTTCCAACAGAGAAATTTGTTGATAAAAGAGGTCAACCAGTATTTAAAACCAAAGTTTGGGACGCACCATAGATGGCTTATGAGATATTAAAAGATGAATATTACACTCAAACCATAATCTTACCTCTTGGAGTTACAGGAGGTGCTTCATATGGATTGAGATATGATTCAACAACAGGAGATTATGTATTAAGTCAAAAAAGTGCGGCAGGATATACAATAGGAATTGGATTAGCAGAATTATATAAAAATGGAAGTTGGACGGATGATGCATTAAAAGATTCAAATTTGTTTGTGGATGGTGACAAAACAAAACAAACAGCACTGGCGCAACAGTTATCGGAAGATATGCGAAGAAAGGTATATGCGGCATATCAAGCAAAAGGAGGTGCTGCTGGTGGAAACGTAGTTAATGCTACCGCAAGACCAGCAAATCAAAATAGTCCAGCAGGAGTAAACAATAGTTTTCCAGGAACAAATCCAGGAATAGCAACAGCAATACCAGGAACAGGTGCATTGGCAGCACCACCAGGACAAGGAAATCTTTTCGATCCTGGTTTAGGAAGTGTTGCTAATCTCAATTTTAACAGTAGTAACGAAGACAAAATTTTTAAAGATAGTGGTCTCTTACTATACCCAATTGATATTTTAAAAAATCAACAAGATACATTACAAATTACAATGTATCGTTATAGAGCACCATTGGAAGGTGTATTTTCTGGAAAAGTAGATACAAAATCAATATTCACAAAAGGATTACAAAGAAATAGTGCCCTAAAAGAACCAATTGCAACTACTGTTTTGCCAATTCCATCAGGAATTCAAGATAATAATGCTATAAGTTGGGGTGATGACTCAATGAATAATATGACGGCAGCAGTAACTTCTGGAATGATTAAGAATGTAGGACAACAAGCAGGTATTCAAGCAGCACTTGGATTATTAAATTCAACGACAGGGGGAAGTTTGCCGACAGGAGCAGCAAATCAACTTACTGCTTTGAGTTTTGCTGGTGCAAGTTTAAATGATCCTTTGGTAAAAACTGCAATTGTTTCTTTACTATTAAAAAATGCTGGGTTTGAAGTTTCTCCAGAAACTATATTAGCAAGAGGTGAAGGAATTGTTCCAAACTCAAACCTCGAACTGTTATTCCAAGGACCAACACTTCGTCAATTTGGATTCACTTGGCGTATGAGTCCAAGAAGTGCCAGTGAAGCAACAAATGTAAAAAGAATTATTCGTATGTTTAAACAGGGAAGTGCCCCAAGAAAATTAAATTCACAGTCTGGTGCTGGTTCTGCTTCTCTTTTTCTTGGAACTCCAAATGTTTTTAAACTTTCATATAAAACAGCAGGAAATAAAGAAATATCTGGATTAAATAAATTCAAAATATGTGCTCTTGTTAATATGAGTGTAGTTTATGCTCCTGATGGTCAGTGGGCTGCATATGATGAAGGACAACCAGTATCGGTACAAATGACTTTAAACTTTCAAGAAATTGAACCAGTATACGAAAATGATTATCAAGATAAAATATTTGACGACCTTGGTGATGATTATACATCAGTAAAACCAGAAGACGTAGGATACTAAAATGTCATATTTCAGAGAACTTCCAAATTTCGAATATATTGCAAATTTTCCCAATCAGTCATTCAACACTGATTATGTTGTAACTAAAAATATATTCAAAAGAGCAAAATTACGTAGTGATATTGCGAATGCTATAACTGCTTTTGAATATTATCAAATTATTGATAATGAAAGACCAGACCAAGTTGCTGCAAAAGTTTATGATAATGCAGACCTAGATTGGGTGATTTTAACAACCAATAATATCACAAATATCAATCAACAATGGCCTTTAGATAATAATAGTTTTTATAAGTATCTTATTGATAAGTATGGTAGTGACGAAGAACTTGGAAAAACACATCACTGGGAAACTGTTGAGTTTAGAGACGAATATGGACGTGTTGTGGTTCCTGGTGGTTATCAAGTTGACCCAGGAAAAACATTATCAGTTACAACTTCCACAGGTCAAAATGATTATACTTTAAGTGAATTTCCAAATGAAAATACAAATTATTCTATTACTATCAATTTAAATCAATATCTTCCTGTTTATAATGGTGAAACAGAAGCAACACAAGCAATCATAAAAGATATTAATTATAACTCATCCACATTAAAAATTACTGGAAGAGAAAATAAAATTGATATTAGTATCACAAATATTTTAAATACTTGGCCCAACAGTTGGGGTGGAAGTACAGTTGTAGCAGGAAGAACTGAAAACACAAAAGTTCAAGTTCTTGATATTGTATTTGAAAATGATATAGTCCTTGACCCATTATTATATGAAATTGTTGGTGAAGAAGTAGATGGTGTAATCGTGCCAACATTTAAATTCAAACCACAAATCTAAATAAAATAAAAACTCTTATGTCTACTCCAACTCCTATAAGTGGTGTAAAAATAAAAATAACAACGGACGTTGAACAAATTTCTATTACCAATACAAATAAATCTCAATCTACAACTTCATCTATTAAAGAAGTAAGTAATTATGAATATGAAGTTTTAGAAAATGAAAAGAAAAGAAAGATTTTAATTTTAAAACCACAATACTTATCCGTCTTTATAAGTGATATGAAGAATATTATGAAATATGCAGAGTCATCACAATATATCGACCAAAATACTAAACGTGGTTATAATCCAAAAATTACTGGGGTGTGAACCCTACAGACAAAAAAATACCCCCGATTTTTTTCGGGGGTAAAATGGATTTAAAACGTGATTTTGAAATCAGGATTCTGCAAGTTTCTGAAAGTAAGACATCGCATCATCCTCGTCTTCGTCATCATCACTAGAAGCAGAAGAACGAACTGAAACAGTTTCCTTCACAGGACGTGAAACTTCAACTTCTTCATCTTCACCAATCGTCTCTGGATCTTGGAACTTAGGAGTTCCCTTGAGACTAAGAGTGTAATCAAGACGTTTCTTCAAATCTTCATAAGACTTGAATTCACTTGGAGCAACAAAATCATTCAAGTTGTTGAGTGATTTGTAGATTGTTTCCAGTTCATCATCGTCCTCAAGAAGAGCAGAAGATGGTGCGAATTCAGATTTATCATAGTTCCAATAACCATCTTTCTTCACTAGTTTCAGTTTGAAGTTAGCACCCTTCCAGAAATCAAAAGGATTGATGGGTTCTTCATCATCAAACTCAGGTTGCATCGAAGCCATAATCTTATCAAAGATTTTCTTACCAAACTTATAAAGGAACACTCGTCCTTCATTTGCAGGATTCGCAGGATCTTTTACAACATAAATGTTTGCGAAATAAGAAAGTTTACGTTTTTGTTTACGTGCTTCTTCTTTATCACGATCAGAACCAGAGTTCCAAAGAACACGGTTCTTTTCACATACAGGACAGTTTTGACCCAAAGTGGTGAGGCAATTATCAATCAACCAACCACCAGGACCTTGAAATGCGTGAGACCAAACCTGAGCCCAAGGCAAATCACAACCTTCGGGAGCAGGAAGAAAACGGATTACAGCAGAACCAGTTCCACCTTTATCCATTACAGGTTTCCAAAAACGATCATCATCTTTGGAACCACCATCGTTGAGTTTCTCAACTTGTTTGATGAGTTTCTCGGTCAAAGAACCCATCTTAGATTGCTTTTTAAGATCAGCAAAAGACATTCGTATTCTCCGTATTAGTAGTATTGGAAGTATTGTACGTATTAAGTATAGCAGGTATGAGGTCAGTCGTCAAGGGTCTTTTCGAGGTTTTCGATCGACTCTTCCATTTTCGCAAAGAACGTATTGATATTGTCTCCCGATTCCAATCCAAACATTTTAGCGGAATCAAGAATTCGATTCTTCATTTCTATTGCTTCTGGATCATTGGATAGAGATAATCTAAAAATAAAGACTTTTTGTTTTTCTAAAAAATTCTTCATTGTTTCTAGATGTTCCCTTTTTTTATCCGAACCAGAAAAAGGAAGTTCCAATAATTCATTGAAAAGTTTATGTTGAAGTTCATCAAGTTCAAATAAAGATTCTCTGACCTGTTCTGAATCAAAAAATCTGCTCATAAAACAATCTCCTTGAGGACTTCTTTATACTTTGCTATATCAATATTTAGGAATGGTTGATATTTTCGAATTCTTAGACTGACGGTTTCCCACACTGGGTCTGTTAATTTCTTATCAAACTTTTTTACATAACCCAATATCATATCCAATATCACCATCGTTTCCAAACTGATTGCCTTTTGAAAATACTTTTTGAGAATTTCTGGATGTTGATTATTTTTTATCTCAAACAGTTTTTCAAAACTATCTTTATGAATAAAGACTTCTGCTTCTGTTTTGAATAAGTAAAAAAGACTTTGGGATTTCTTTAACCAATTTGTATAAATTTGTTCTCCATTTTCGATAATTTCACCAATCCATAAAGATTGTGTATCATTACATTCAGCAAAATTTGCTACAAAATATGCTTTGATTTCATCATCATTTTTCTGTCTAGAAGTTCGTTCAAAGAAATATCTATCCTTTCTCTTATGAAAAGAGTCCAGAGATGCTCTGGACTTTCCACAATACTTAAAGTAATCGTAATTTTCTTTTGTAAAATGATTTTTGAATGCTAAGTAAGTTTTATATACATCAAAAGGAGTCACAATGGCAATTTAGCACGAGTAGTTTTCTTCAAAAAATTTAATTCGGTCGCATCATTTTTAAGTTTCTCTTTCAATGGTTTAGAAACTAATTTAGATATAGTATCAATTTCAATGTTATTTTCTTCACAATATGTGACGATTGCATCAATATAATTGATTTTAGATTCTTTAACAATATGTTCTATGTCCTGAGCAAACTTTTGAGGACATAGAAATTTGTTATTTAATTCTTCCTTGAGTTTATCATTCATATTGCTGAAGTTTATCTCTAACAAATTCTCTAATATATTCGGTGAGTAACTTAATGTACTTTCCTTTGTCGTATTCTTCATAAATTTCGCATTCTCCATTTTCACAAGCCATAATGATTACAAATTTCTTTACCATTATACCAGTAAGTTCATATAACATACAAGCATAAGCAGCACATTGAACGAAATAGTGTTCAATCCAATCTTTTGGTTTTGGTTTCTTCGAGGTCTTAAAGTCAATAACTGCTAATTCCCCATCGTATTCTGCAATACAATCAACCGTTCCCGCAACACCTAAAACCTTACTATACAAAGAATTTTCAAGTGCGTGAATATTATTTATCTTATTTAAATAAGGTTTCGCAATTCCAAATAACATTTGTGAAATTGGAAGAACGTCAGAGGGCAAACTCTCATTCTTCAAATACATTTCGGAAAGAGTATGCATATCAGTTCCACGACTAGTTGCTTGCTTTGTGATTTTATTTGCGGTTTCTTCTCCTACTTTGTTTCTCCAATCAGCAAAGAACTGACGGTTCTTATGACTGGTCACAGATGTAATCGAAGCAAAACGAAGCAATTCACCATTATCAGGAATTTTATAATAACGAACTCCATCAATAGTCTCCCTCTCAAGTTGAGGAAGTTCAATATCAATAAAATTAAACATCATTTTTTTTCTTACGATTGAGTGCCTTTTGCCTTATTTTTTCAATAGTTTCAGGTAAATGTTTTTTTCCATACATTGGATTATTTTTTCCAGAAATATCATGATGATTTTCACTAATTTTTTTCTTTGTTTTTTCAGTTACAATTTTTCCTAAATGTTTTTCTCTTATTTTTTGTTTTGTTTCTTCACTCAGTTTTCTACCCAAACAGTATTGTTTTCCTTTATGGGTCTCTTTCATTTTTTCAATAGTTTCAGGAGAATGTTTTTTTCCATACATACCAATCTTTTTTTCTTTATGAAGTTGCTTAACTCTTTCAGAGCATTCTTGTCGGTATTCTTCGGTCATTTCCCATCCAAAAATTCCATCACCACCATCAGTTAAATTATAACCGTGTGGAACTTTAGTATTATATTTTTCAATATAATATTGCTCCAATTCATATGCTCTTTCAGCAGTATCAACTTCTTCAATCAATTCAATAAAAAACTTATCTTCACCGTATTTTTGGATTGCTTCAGTTAAAAGAAATCCCCTTTTGACGTGTTGATAGAATCTTTCAGTAATAGAAAACTTTGTTATTCCAACATATTGTTTTTTATTTTCAAGATTAGTAATTAAGTAAATATTATAAGACATATTAGTTCGTGATACTTAAGATTATTTATATGAATTAAAACTTACACGAACTATCTAGTAGTTAATCCCAATTCATATTTTGCTGTTAAATATTCTTTAACTAAACCTGAACGAACAATGTCTTCAATACCAAATTCTATTATTTCAAATGAAGGCATTTTACGAAGAACACTCATAAAATCAACAATACCATTCCTTTCATTTGATTTTATCAAATCACTTTGCTCTGCGTCACCGCAAAAACAAATTTTACTATTTTCACCCACACGAGTGATAATAGAATCCAATTCGTGAAAATTTAAATTAGAAAATTCATCAACAATGATAATTGAATTATCAAGTGTTGTACCACGAATAAAAGATGTACTCCAGAACTTTACAGTTTCCTGAGATTTGAGATTACCATAAAGCATCTCGAAATCAGCATCACTTGGCATCTGGAACATATACTTTACCATATTCTTATAAGGAATTTGATAAAGAGCAGACTTATCATCGTGGTCTCCTGGAAGAAAACCAATTTCACGAGTTGCTACAAGAGAACGAACAACATAAATTTGTTCGTATGGTGTTGTCTCGTCTAATACATCTCTAAGTGCATTATAAAGAGTAATAAACGTTTTACCTGTGCCAGCAGCACCATAGGCAACTAAATGCTTACCTTCTTCATATGCTGCAAAAAGTTTCTTTTGATTTTCTGTAAGGGGTTCAACATCAACCAAATAGTCAGCACTAATTGGTTTTCTTTTTTTCATTTGTT